TTAGGGGAAAAGCTGCCATCATCAAAGTCCCAACCATAATAATACGGAGAAACTCCACCAGTTGCCAATCCTTCAAACTTAACTTCTAATGGTACTTTACCTGATATTATTGAAGCGGTACTAGACGTTCTAAGTAGAGGGAAAATAGGGATAGGTTTAAATTTTATAGGGTTAACTTTTTGACCAAATAGAATAATCCCTATGATTATTATAACAGCTAAAAATGTCATTAATGACTTTTTCATATCTTAGCCTCAAGTTTTTCTATCTTTTCATTCAATTGTCTTATGCTACCAATTAAAAGCATGTTTAATTTTTTACTCGATATGAACCTATCTAATCTTTTCCCCCCCGTTTTTATAAGCTTCCCTTCTTTTCCATGTTCTATTTCATCCACTTCATTGACATGAACGATTTTATGCTTTTTGAAGACATCCTTCTGTTTCATTTCAGCCTTTGAGATTCTACTACTCAAGATATCCTCCAATTCCTTTACCAACTCGATGTCATCCTCATCCTGAAAAGCAGGCTTTACCGCTCCATCAAAATAGATGTCGCCCTTCTCGTCAACTATGAAAACAGCTTGATAGCTGCCACCAGCAGGCATGGTTTTAAGGCAAAAAATATTATCATCTTCTTCACAATCCTGATAACCATGTGGATATGTACCGCCATCAGTTGGGTTGCCTCTCAATCCAGCCAAGTTGATAGCACCCGTTGCGGCGCTAGTTTTAGCCTTATTACCAGTTCCATATATTGCATAGAGCTGATAGGATATATCATGAGAAGCTTCCGTAAAAGAAGCACAGTGCATACCACCTTGAGCGGCGTTTTCTTTCCGCATATAGAAATAACAATCCGTATAAGTTCCCCAATCGTAACCCAGGCCGCCACCCTGCGTAATTTGATGGTTTATCGAAGTTGACCTTAATCTGAATATCTGTGTATCACCCTCACCCTGATAAACGTCAAGTGTATCCTCAGTATTTGCATCCGAACCCACAACCAACCTATCAACCAGGAGCGTCTCCGCCTCAATCTGTCCTCCATGAATCTCTACTGTTCCTGATGGTTTATAAGGGCTTGCCTCTGGACTGGCGGCAGCCGATGCTTCCTCTACCTGGATGGCATCAAACCAAGCAGTCGCACTAGCTGTCATATTATAGATTACAAGAATTCCTGATTGTGTTAAATTGCTATCCGTAGTAATAATAAATTCGTGTCTAATCCATGCGCCAGTTACTGTTTGAGAAGCACCTGGGGATTTATCAACCCCATTATCTTGTCTAATCCACGGAACAACTGAAGGTGTTCCAGGAGCGCCAGCCGCATAGAAAGAAACAATGTATTTTGTTGATGGTTTTAATCGAATATTATAATCATTGACTGCTGTTCCTAAAAAAGCATAATTATCTCCAGCAGCAGCAGCAATCATTTTGAGGCATCTATCACCAACATAAAAAGCTGTCGTATCACATTTTGCCGTACCAGTCGGAACACCACTTCCTATATTATCTTCATCCTCGAATGACTGGAAATCAGAATATTTAGATTTGATAAGGTTGGGATTTCTGCTTGTGGAAAGCTTGTCCAAAATGACTGTTCCTGTATAAATATCCCCGCCATCTATCATAGTTACATCACTTGCATGTACCCAGTCCTCTGGAATCATATGAGGCTTCCAATCCGTTACATGGTCTCCTGGCTCAAACTGGAGTCCCGTTGCCATTGAGGAAGCAATTTGACCTGCTGCAGGATTATATATAGGGAAAAATCTGATTTTCACATATCTACAATCTGCTGGGAAAGCCACATCGTAATCGTCGGCATTTGGCCCGAAAGTTCCCGAATAATGAGTATAGGTGTTTGGGGTATCTGTGATGGCGTTCATGCTTGCAGGATAAGCAGCATCAGCTGGAGCACAGGCAACTTTATCAGAATCATAAAAATTCAAACCTAAATACCATTTTATTACACCCGTATATTTTTTAATCCAAAGACTCAAGGTATATGGTTTATCTCTATCGATTGGAATGAATTCAGAGCCAATCAAAACTACATGACCAGCCCCATCATTATTTACTGCCTCTTGATACACATAATAAACAAAATCCCAAGGATACTTTTTATTTCCCTCTCCTGCGGAATAAGTCATGTGATACAAAAAAGTTCCCCAAGAGGTTAGATCCCAAAAAGTTGGTTCTTCTGTCAAACTTGCATCCCTATCAAAAGCACTATTCTTTATGAGATTTCGATTTGCCAGAGAGGAGAAAGCATCGCTTTTAATACTGCCTAATAAAATTGAATCAGCATAGATATCCCCCCCATCAATCAGAGTAACATCAGAGGCATGCCTCCAGGCTTCGATATTTGTCTTGGTCGCAGAGTCCAGGAACATCCTAGCGGTGACGCCAGAATCTAGCCCAGCTACTATAATTTTGCCAGCAGTAATACCAGTGAGGGCTACCTTTCCATAGGTTGCCCCGTTTGCAATGTCATCAAGATTACCAACGGTAGAAGAGAGTAAAATATGCCCTGCTGACATATCAGCATTTAGAACCCTACCATAGGTAGTTCCATTCGCTATATTATCAAGGGTATTAGTTCCTATTACATAGGGAGTGAAAGATAATTTGCCCGTAGTTATTGTCCCCGTATATATATTCCCCCCATCTATTAACGTTAAATTCGATGCATGTCTCCAAGCCTCAATATCAGTCTTCGCATCCCCATCAGTGAATAACTGCGCACCAAAATCAATCTCTCCTACTGTTAGACTATTAGCTATTATCCTATCGGCTGCTATTGTTCTGGTATATATTCTCTCACCATCAATATAAGTCGGATGGTCAGCCTTTATCCAGTTTTCAATGTTAGTTTTTTCAGTTCCGCTAGTGAATAACTGAGCGTCAAAATCAACCTCACCTACCGTTATAGAATTCAAAACTATCGCATCATTAGCTACTATTGTTCTGGCCTCAATCTGTCCTCCATGAATCTCTACTGTTCCTGATGGTTTATAAGGGCTTGCCTCTGGACTGGCGGCAGCCGATGCTTCCTCTACCTGGATGGCATCAAACCAGACAGTTGCTCCATCAGTATAGTTGCCTATCCCTAAAAGCCCTGAATCAGTAAGTCCCGCATCAGTTTCTATGATAAATTTATATCTAACCCAAGAAGTTGTAATAAACTGAAGTGCAGGAATTTTCTGGGTCGTATCATCTTGTTTAATAAACCCTCTAACTTGAGGAGTGCCTGCATCAGCTTTTGCATAGAAAGAAACAATATATTTTGTGGACGGTTTTAATCGAATATTATAGTCATCTATATTTAGGGCAAGATAAACATAATTATCAGTATCGGTAGCAACCATCCGAAGACATCTATCTCCAATATAAAAATCAGCAGTATCACATTTTGCTGTGCCACGTTCAACATAACCAAGCGAACCCTCATCCTCAAATGACTGAAAATCAGAGTACTTGGACTTCAGGAGGTTGGGGCTTCTGCTTGTGGAAAGCTTGTCTAAAATGACTGTTCCCGTATAAATATTCCCGCCATCAATGAGTGTGACATCACCTGCATGTTTCCAGGCTTCGACATTATTCCTAGCTTCTGGAGTAGTGAACATCTGGTTTGTAACTTCAGCCTGACATCCTGCTATGATAATCTTGCCAGCCGTAATGCTTGTCATCTTCATTCTGCCATAGCCTGTTACTGGGTCGCCATCTGGTATGTCATCAAGAGTATACATAATCTCTGTGCCGTCGAGAATGCGGTACAGCTCATCATATATCGAGTATTCCTCACCCTCTATTATGATATGATTTCTCACCTCATCGATATTTTCGATATAATCAAATGTGCCTACCAGTTCTTTCCCAAATGTGAAAGACGAAGCCCCCACGGTCGCAATCGGCTTAAATACGGGTGTGCCATCGTGCTTAAAATAGAATTCATAGTCGATTCTCTCGCATATCTTCTGAATGGCATAGAGAACGCTTACTCCGGTATTGAATCTCACCCTGTCTATATCATCATCAACCCCCGTCGCTGTATAATCCATATTCGCAAGGGCGGCTGCTTGAGTCGGGTACAGACCAGCAGTAACAAGCAAATCCGCAACCACATTTTCAGGCACCTGAGTCGTATAATAATAGATGATTAGTGGAATATCATTTGCTACTGGTATGCTACTTGGAAGAAACCAGAATTTTTCCGTGCCCTCATCGTAAATCCAGGTATCCCCATTATATATCTGCACACCGTCCAAATATGCTATGTACGCCCCATTGCATCCTAAACCTGACAAATCATAATCGGCCTGGTCTGCAACCGTTACGGTATTTTTAACAGCTCCCCAGTAATTATCAGGACTCTTGAGCTTGACTTCGGTCAAGTATTGAGTATAATCGAAGCCTCTGATAGTGATTTGATTTGCACTATTATTTATCTGAACATCCGATATTATCCCCTCAAACCACTGCCAGAGATAGTCAATCCCATCCTTCTTGAAACCAGTATGGAATATTATCTTTCTCCCGACCTTGAGATAGCTGTAGAATGGGCTGTCGGTATTCTTCGGATGCAGAAGCCCGTCTGTGGCGTCGATAATGGCTGTAAATTCAGCCGCTACAGGGCAATATGAAAGCTCACGCTGTCCGCTCGAATAATAAGCCTCTATGAGATAGTTCTTGCCATAGAAATCGCAGAGGTCATAAGCACAGCACTCTATGAACAGCTCTAGCTTGTTTACAGGCTGATGGGCTTTCGCTGTGAAATCAGCCGTAACAAGAGGATATAGGCTCTGCATTATTTGTTCACTCCTAGAAAGTCTCTTAGAAACCATGAGAAGAACAGCACATTTGCCTGATTTTCATGCGCTCCGATATCTGGAGCGTGCCGAATCTTCAGCCCCTCATAATCATCTGTCAGAGATACGTCTGTCCCAGCGTTGACACAGGGAGAATGAGGGTTGAGCTTGAAGTTATCATTAGCAGGGTCAATCATGAGGGGGTCAGATTCTTGGCTGTTAGTCTCGCTTACACCAGCATAGATTTTCCATTCTGCAAATGTTTTATAACCACCATCATCTTCAACATAGAAAGTAAAATCGCTATCAGAATCATAATAACAATTATAATCAAAGGTATTTCCGGAGCCTAAATCATCTTTATCCTTAATCCAATATCCCCTAAAAATTTCTCCAGACAAGATATTATTTTTGACTATATTCCCTTGTGACGTTGGAACACCATCGTTCCAAAATATAATTCCACAAGCACTAGCTTTGTCTGAATATAAATCATTGTTGTAAATTGTATTATTGTCTCCGCTATCCATATTATTTTCTTCCGCCCCAGATACAGCCTGAATAAATATCCCATATTGAGCAAAATTTGTTAAGATATTATAATAGATTTGTGCATGATTAAATGTCTCGATACAAGAATTTTCTATTAAATCGCTTCCATCTAAATAATTATATCGAATAATATTCCCATCAGTTTCAGTTCCAACATCCCTAATTCCGTAGTTTGAAAAGTGAGAAATATTATTGTTTTTTATAATGTTATCAATAGAGGCATATTTCATAGTGATACCAGTATTCACATTAGAAATAGTACAATTCCGAACTATATTATCTGTTGCAGGCCACGACCTGCTATCATATGCTGCTCCTATATATATACCAGCACCAGCATGAGTGCCTGTCTCATTAAACTCCTCTATATCATCCATAATACAAGTATCTATAAGCCAGTTGGTTGCAAAGCGACCTAAGAATATTCCAACGGCATCTTCTCCTGCTGTTCCTGGGCCAGCATGCTGAATAGTACAATTTTGGATGGTTATATAATCACAACCAGTTTCTATTGCATCACCATGCCCATCTATTCCCCACCTCTCAATTTTCTCGATTGTTAACCCATCCATAGTTATATAATCTTTCTCATTGAGTGCAACGCCATCTTTCCTGGATTCTGTTGTCACCTCAATGCCAGGACTCGTATACGCTGTATCGGGGTCAGAAGTAGAGTAAACATAAAGTACATTAGATGCCCAATACCATTCATTCGCACTATTACAAGCCACTATTGATGCTACCTTAGTTCCCCTCGTACTATTAAAATATACAGACTTTGTTTCTGTTGCCTGTGTTGCCTCCCAAACATTTGTCGTTTTAATTTCAATACTCGTAATTATATAATGGTGAGCAGAATCAGCATCATCGGTAACATCTTGAACCATAGTCTGGTCGCCCTGATTTTGTCCAATATATGTCCCATCATAAGCAGTGCCCTCAAAGGCATAATAGAGAGTTCCTGCTGTATCATCAATATTAATATGAACAAGATGATTATTTGTGGTCGTCCAATCATAATCACTCCAGTCAGTCCACTTTTCTTCGGCTGCGTCTAATGTAACACCATCACTACTATCAAAAGTAAGTCTTGTTGGGACTTCTGAAAAATCTGTGGTTGCTCCACTTCGTTCACCAACTGAACACCCCACAATTACTGTTCCTGTAGTACTGTGGCTTTTTACTTTTACCCTTATTGCTGAACCATTACCAGCAAACCTAACAGCATTAATTCTAACTCTAAACCACCTATCAGAAGCCACAGTTGTAGACTGCGAGGTAACTGTATAGTCTTCATCTTCTACGCGTTCTGTCCATGAAGTTCCAGGAGTTATTAAATCACTCCCGTTAATAATCGGGTCAGCACCTTCTCCATAAGCCCCAAAAGTAATAGGACTGCCATCAGAACCAGAGGTAGGAACGGTCAGTTGCTCACGCCAAGTATTACCCTTGTTAAATAAAACGGAATCACCAGCCGCAGGAGAGATTGCATTCACCTGGGCAATAGTCTTGAAAGCACAGTGTTCTCCAGTCAATTCCTGGGTTGTGCCATCACCACCTGCATCGGCAGCAGAATTCACATAATAGATAGTAGAAAATCCAGGAGAAGAAAATCCTAGTAATAATATTGCAAAAAGGCTTAGAATTAAGAAAGCCTCTGATAATGGTCGCTTTGCCGTCATGCCTAGCCTCCGTTCAAAGGTTAGGGAGGGAAGTTGTGGCTTCTCTCCCGCTCTCTATTTATTTAAAATCGCCATTAAAAAGTCCTATATAAGTCGTTCCTCCGATATACCAAAAAGCAATAGCATCGAATGCATTTGCTGTTGTGGTCAAGGTCGGCTCTACATTCCCTGGCCAGAGAGGACTTATTTCATGTTCCCAATCAATCGTTCTGCTTCCTGTAGCATCCTGATAAATCAGCAAAAGACAGGGTCCAGGATGCGCTGGCTCTGTAAAAGTTATATCCACTCCTGCATTATCTAATGTTATTTTTTGTAGATTGCCTTCTCCCCAGCCTATTGTTTTAGACGCTCCACCATTGCCATTATCAACCAAATCCATACCCTGAAAATCAGTATGGTAAACATCTTTGAATTGAACATCATCCGTAGTACGTAAATTCTGGTTTACCGTGCAATCATCAGCAACCGTGAGCGTCTTGCTTGCTCCTGAATAGGTGAGCGTGCCAGCATTCCCATCGCCAACAGTAAAATCCTCAGTTAGGGTAAAAACCCTGGCTGCATCCACGGCATTGATGGTCACATTGTTATTCTGGGTTACAAAATCGCCAGCAAGAGTAAAAGTATGTCCCTGGATAGAAGCCAGATTGGCTAATGTATCTATCGTTGGTTCAATGGAAGCTTCCAGGTCACTCGCTGTTTCTGCAAGAGTCCGAATGGCATAGGTATCCTCGGCAGTAACTTTGATAAAACTATCAGAAGCATAGACAAGACCAGCCAGGCTTGTTAACCCTGCATCGCTTGCTTGCCCGCCAATGTCCGATAAAGTTTGTGCATAGGTTCTGACTGCATAAGTATCCTCAGCAGTTAAGGCTATGAAACTACCAGACACATAAGTAAGCCCAGCTATGCTTGTTAGGCTGGCATCAGAGGCTTGAGCACCAATATCTGACAACACATTTGCGGTTGTTCTTCCCTCCAAACCATTGGCTGTGAACCTTGCATACTCATTATCTGCCGCATTTCCTGCATCATCTATTTCAAGTAAATTATTATCAGCAATTCCAATTGTCTTTTCTGCAAGTACATTTGTTCCTATCACAAGACCCAACTGAGTTCGCATAGCGGCATAATCAGCCGCCCCCAAATATGATTGAATATTCGCCGATGGTGTAATTCCCGCATAGGTATCTAAGTCTGCATCCCATGCCACTACATTCGTGCCAATAGCCAAACCCAAAGCAGCTCTAGCTGTGGCATGGTCAGCAAGGCTCAGGGTGACGAAATCCCCTCCATCAGCCATCGTAAAATGGTTTGCGGTAAAACGAAATATACCATCGCCACCAGCTACTCCAAAATAGCCAGCGGTCGCCCCTGCGTCAACTTTGACAGTAAAAGCATCCGCTCCTCCAGCAGCAGCCCATGAGGGAATACCTGCTGCCAATGTCAAAACCTGGTCATTATCACCTTTAGCAAGCCTAGTCCAGATTGTTCCATTATAATAGATAATGTCTCCAGAGGCGGCCGTAGTAAGACTTAATCCCTCAACGTAATAGTCTCTATTATCTGTATATGGATTGTATTTCCATTTACCTTGAGAAAATCCGACGCTGACTATAATTAATAGTGAAAATAATAATGAAAATAATTTTCTCATTTCTCTCTCCTTATGACCCAGTCCAAGTATAAGTGAAACCAGCACGGCCGTCATATACATGAACAAATCCAGCATCCCCATTCGCATAAATTTTTTTCACTTGCGCATTAGCAGCACTATAGAAGAATTTTACAACCTGCCATTTCGCCGCATCCGTACCATATCCAGGTGCAGCTCTCCCTCTATATGTCGGCTGTCCGTCATCACGGGTTATATTTATACCATCATCGAATATTTCGTTACATACACATTCAGCCATTTTGGCCTCCTAAGATATATCTAAGCTTCTTTCAAAATGATTCTGCATGAATATCGTTTAAGCTGAAGAATATCTGTTCGCACAGGATTATAATCAAAAGAAATCATGACGACATCGTACCAGGCGGCATCTTCATTATTATTCTGAAACTTTAGAATTTGGTTTAAATCAAACAAGATTTCAATCTGATCTAACTCCGTTTTTGATAAATATCCATGTTCCCAGATAAATTCTCTTTTTTTGGAATTGGGATAAATTGCCCACCTAGGACTGCCATCCGACATCCTGGCCTCTTCAATCTGTTTATGGATAGAAACTGGAAGGTCGGGTCTATTGCCTTCAAGCCACCTCAAAACAGGTAAAGTTATGGCACTTCCTTCTGTCAATCCTAATTTTATAGCAGCCATTATATTTCACCGCCTATCCGTTTTACCTGGAACTTAATCTCATGAAATAATTTTTCACCTGCCTGATGAATCGTATAATCATCAAGCTTTTGGGCATAAATATTTATTGTATTATTCATAACAGTTTTTCCTCGGTCATTAATCGTTCTTTCTTTAATTGATCCCATAGATGTTGAGAACGGCTGAAAATTTGGTTCTGGAAAGCTCATTGATGGGAATGATGGCATAGAAATCTTTGGAATTACGTACTCACCTTGATGTACCAATGCAAGCCCTGTCTTTGGAACAAGACCACCACTTTGAAAGGTTGGAATATGTACATTTGAAGTCCATTTATTCATTTCTTTATTTAATTTGCTAAAATCACCCCCAATACCAACAGTCAAATCTGGAGCTTTTAAATCATCAAGTGAATCCTGTATGCCACCAACACCCTTTTTAACACTCTCAAAAGCATCATCAGAATCATCAGCAAAGTCATGCATTTTATCCATAGCTTTTCTAAAAGCATCAGGAATCTTTCCTCCGACTGCTTCAATAATAGAACCGAATCCTGCCATCAGAGTATCCTGCAAAGATAGTTGCTCTTCTCCTAAAATTCCCTGTTCTTCAGCCTGCCTAATTAAAGCTTGAGTAGTAGTATCAATTTCTAATCCCTGCTCTCTTGCCAGATAACGCAAACGTTCAAGAGTCGGGGCCATTTGAGCAAGAGTCTGATTAGAATTCAATCCTGCGTCTTGCATTTGATTATAATAATCTATAGCGCTTATCGTAGCATCATTGAATAGTTCTTGAGTCAAACTTCCAGTATTTCCTAAAGCATTCAGCACGGCCAGATTGCCTTCCATAGCCGTAAATAGCCCTTTATTTGCTTCTGTTACTTCTCTAATTTTCAGAAGTTCCTGTATCCCAGCCGATGCCTCAGTTCCCAGCTCTTCATGTTTCGCAATTATCGCATCCAACGTTCCACCCAGAGAATTTACGGCCTCACTATACGTAGCTCCGTTGGCAATCATCGCATTGAAAACAGCTAGGGTTTGCCCTTCAAGCCGTCCAAGAGCCTCAGTGTTTATTCCAACAGCCCCAGCCATAGCCTCGAGCCCCTGAGCCGCACTTATCGAGCCGCTTTCTACAACCCCTAATTGGTCATTTATATAGTCTGTTACTCCCTGTATTTCCAATCCAGAGGCCTTGACCTGGTTAATGAAATTGACCATCGCCGTAGAGCCTTCAGTCCCAAATTTTATCGCTGAATCAAGTAATAGAGAAAAGCTCTCACTTAAGGCATTTGCTCCGTCTTCTGCACTAAGATAGCCTTGATTTACGTGGTTAATAATATCTATTGCCCTTTCCCATTGACTATTGATGCTTTCCTGAGTGATTCCTACGTCTTTCAATACATCAGCATAATTCTTTGAAACAGCAGCAAAGCCTTCCATTTCTTTTGTATCTTTAGCTATAGATTCGGCAGTGGATTCTGATATTTCACCCCATTTAGAGACAGATTCAGCTAAACCATCAACTAATTCCTTGAATTTCTCTCCCTCTGTTTTCCCTTTTTTAAACAATCCACCAATAAGTCCTCCGAGTACGCTGCCTACTGCTTTTCCAACCGGTCCAAGTATTCCTCCTAAAGCACTTCCAATAGAGCTTCCTAGTCCAGCAAAGCTCTTCTTTGCTCCACTGATCATTTTCCCTAGTGCTCCACCAATTTGCCCGCACATTGGAGCAACAGCCCCGGCTATTCCTGAAAAAGTAGCCTTCGATCCTTCCTCTAAATCATCAAAATAAGTTCCAACAGCATCAAAAGCCGAACCGCTGGCAGAAAGCAATTGCCCCATAGCCCCTTCATAATCATCAGATAGCGTGTTAAATGTTCCACTAAGAATTGAGAAACAATCTGACCAATCTAATTCTATTCCTTTGGCAGTTTCTTCTGTTTTCTTTTTAATTTTTCCTATTGTTGTATCAAATGTCATCCCGAATCCGAGGATATCCCCTTTTCCGCCTTGAATAGCTTGACCCAGAGGACCTTTAATAACTCCTGCAATCCCAGTAAGACCGTCATATGTCGATTTCAACTCATCAGGTAATTCCTCTGGGATTTTTATTCCGCTTAAAGCAATAGTAACGGCATTTATTTCTCCCCCCAAAGCTGCATAGGGACTTATAAGAGCCTTCAGTGAATCTGCATGATCCTCAAATGCTTTAGTTCCTTTTTCAGTTGCTTCAGTAACTCCTTCTGTTTTCTCTTTCTGTTTTCCTAACAGTTTATTAAGAAATTCAGATGCTTTTGAAAATCCCTCCGTTTGCTTTAATGCCTCAAAAGTTGCTTTACCCTGTTTAGCAAGTGCTTTTGTATTTTTTTCATATTCTTCTTTAAGTTTCAGTCTCGATATTTCCTCTCTCATCTTTCTGAGGGCAATTTCTGATACACCGATTCCGTTCGTGAATTTGTCTATAGTGGCATTCAGGCTGAACCAAGTCTTCTCGAGCCAAGAAATTTTCTCACCAGATTTATCAGAATATTCATCTATTGTTGCGGATAAACTTTTAAAATTATTAATTAACTTTATGCTTTCAACAGTAATAAATGCAAGCCCAGCAGTTACCAATCCAATCGGTCCGAGCATCGAAGTAAATGAAAGTTTCAGAAGAACAAATCCTTTCACAAGTCCAGGAAGCATCATGGTCAGTGGCCCGAGAACAGTCAATAAGCCACCTAATGCTAATATACTCTTGGTTATCAATCCTGTTAGCTTCGGATGCTCCTTAATCCAATCACTTACCTTTGCGACCGTATCGCTTAATCCCTCAATAAGTTCTGATAAAGCAGGGGCTAAAGTCTGAGAGATTGATATTCCGAGTCCTGACATTGCCGTTTTAAGCGTTGTTTGTGCATCGACAAGCCTAGCTGCGCCATCAGCCGCCTCCTGGTCGAATGAATATCCTAAGTCTTTGGCCTTTTGTCGTAAAGCCTCCATCCCATCAACACCCTCTGCAAAGAGAGGCAGGAGTTCAGTTCCGGCTCTTCCGAATATTTCCTGAGCTGTGGCGGCTCGGAGGGTTGGGCTTTCTAATGCCGCGATGCCTTCGGCTATCTTCAGGAATTGTTCTTCGGGTGATAATGCCATCAAATCCTCAACGGATAAGCCTATGCGATCGAATGACCGGACATAAGTCTCAAGCCCTATGCTTGCATCTGTCAGGGACTTCGACATCTTTTTGACGCCTTTCTCTAATGATGTAAGGCTTCCCCCGCTTATCTCAGCCGCATACTTTAGCTCTGACAGCGTCTCCGTTGCAAATCCCGTACGAAGCGCCATCTTGTGAACCTCATCGCCCGCCGTGGCATACTTCTTAACCATCAATCCTATAGCACCGACAATAACTCCACCTGCTACTGTCATTGCCATTCCCATTTTCTTGAAGTCGGCGGAATTATTGCTTGCAAATCCAGCAAGAGACTTTTGGTCCTCTTTCACCTTGCGGATAGACGCATCCCACTTATCCTTTGTGAGGACTAATTTTGATACTATACTACCTGCTGAAAAACCGCCTGCCATTATTAATTCTCCTCAGCACTCATCAGCTTAAGAGTCCAGAACAGTTTCTCTCTGCTCTCTTTTGTGAGATAAGGATTCTCTAACTGCTTTCGAAGCCGACATTTTGCAGATTCTCGCATCCAGAAATCCTCCTCTCGAAAATCTAAATTGTAAAGCTCCAAGCCTGGGAACTGGCCCGGGAACTCGCTGGCGATTATTGCTAGCTTTTGTCTCCAGGCCCTTTCACGTTTTTTTCTGCATCTGATTCTATTTTTGTGGGATGCAGCATTGCATCTATGATTTCGTTGTTGATGTCTCTAACTTCTGTGATATCTAATTCGTACAGGACTTTCATCGGAATATTGAATGTGAAATGGGCTTGTTCGTACGGTGCGTTGATGTCGCCTTCAACGGCTGTTTTGCTGTACTTGAATATCTTGTTGATCGTGGCATTTGTCAGCTTCTGGCAATAATATGTCTTACCATCGATTTCAATCTCAAGAGGCTTGTATAGGCTTTTAGTTGTGTTTAGTATAAGTTTTTTAGACATCAGCATATCCCTGTTATCGGAGTCGAGCCTGATTCCATTCCCTCAGTTCCATATTCGCCACAGAATCCAGAGTCCTGATTTGGGAACACCATATATTTCACAAGATGAACTCTCTGCGTGCTTCTGTCCCAATTCAAGCTGATCGTGCGATAGGGATAGCATTTGTAGAGATGTATCCAAGATGCCGGATCCGGATCGACGACGTTATTACACATAGGAGTAATAACAATATCTTTCGCATTCGCATACATAGCGCAGCCGGCCACGTTATTGAGCGTGATGATCTGATTTTTCGATCCGCCCCTGCTTCCCAAGACATCATATGCGATACTGTTCTCAAGCTGTTTGAGCGTCGAGCGGGTCATCGGCACGGAAAGTCCGAAAACTGTTCCCATGAATACGGCATCGACAGGTGCATCGCCGTAATTTTCCTCTTCGACAGGGCTAACATGATCTTCACCTGTCACTTCTACTATTCCGAGAACAGGGCTCAGGGCTATTGGTGTTCCACTATAATCCCAGATTATTTCTGCAGGTCCCTTATCACCAATTGCAAGTTTTGGCATTTTTCTTTACCTCCATAAAAAATTTTATATCAAAGGCTAACATTTAGCCTTCTCCATTCTAAATATGAAATTCGTTGAAAATACGAAGTTTTTTTTGGCATCGGGATTCTGGATCGGGGCCGGTACAGATACGGCATCAATGACCATAGCAAGCCATTGCGGACCGCCGGCCACCACCGGCAGGTTTATTCCCGCCGCCCCATATGTGTTCGCATCCCGATGCAGCAGCATGTATATGTCCATAGCGTCTTTTCGGGCCCGGAAATAACTGTCTGCCTGGTTGTATATCTGAATCGCCTTGTCCACCATGTCTGGCTGTTGGTTATCCACTGCCCCACCAGCATTCTCAAGCACAGCGACATACCTCTGATTAGTCAGGCCAGAGGGAACTTTAGTGCCCGCTATATTCTCTATCGGGATATGGCCGGGAAATAGATTGACATCTATCACCAGAGCAGGCGGAGTCCAGGTTATGAGTGGGTCCAAAGGAATCTGATTCTGGATATAGGTCGTTATCTCTTTTATCATTTCGACTCACCGAGTATTTCATCTGCCGCTATCTTCATGTATTTCTCTTTGTTGCGTATGAGCTTTGCCTCAAGGAATTTCGGTCCACTCCCAGGCTCCGTAAAATCATTTGAGCTTGGCATCTCATGAACAGCCGCAGCATAATCTGCGGCAAAACCGGCCTCAACCGATATATCGGGCTTAAGCTCCGGCTTCTCCACTTTCTGGGTCCTTCTCAGATTCCCGCTCTTCTTCGGTACGGTCGGCCTCTCCAGTATCGCATCCCTCAACAAATATGCCGCTGATTTCTTCAATCCTCTGGCCCCAGCAGATGGTATGGCAATAGTGACAATTCGCATGAACTTCTTGTCGAAATCCGAAAAGTCAACCGAAAATCCAGTCTTATCAGCCATAAACATATCTCTCTAATTTTGAATTTCCTACGCTTGGAAGGAACATTCAAGCTTTTTAATTGCTTTGAACGTCTAAGCGTGACAAGCTAAGTTTTCACCTTAGTCTTCAAGAATATCTAGGATAGAAGCAATTATGTAATAGCAAAAATTTTTGCATTATAGTCATAGCATTCTATCCTATTCATTATATATAAATTTACACATAATTAGTCAATTTGTCAATAATTACTTATGATATCCAGACCTCCGTATGGTGAATCGCAGTTGAATTCTGTGGTCTCGTTATCTGGATAATCGGATGATCTATCGTCTTTGTTGCATCCTGTGGGTCAGTTATCCGCACCTTCATCATATGGTTGATTGTCTGTGCCGGCTTGAAGAACAGCTTTGCGAATGACAGAACTTCCTCTCCCTGATAGTTCCGCATCAGCTTGTTCGTATACATGATTCGGCAAACTACGTCGCTTATTACTGTTTCCTTTGGCTCTCCCCATTGAACTGTGGTCGTATCTATCAAATCGACTTTGTTGATTAATAGGCTGTTATATGACATTTTATTTTCCCCTGTTATGCCATAATTTAATATCAATAAAACTTTCTATTTTATTTTTAGGAATTTCCAAGCCTATAAAATCCGATACCATTTTAAGCTCTCTTATCCAATCTTTAAAATAATTATGATAGAAAGTATTTACATAATCGATTTCAGAAAGATTTTCATCAATTGCATGATAATAAATTTTGCATAATTTTAATCCAGTTATTTTATTCATGTTATGCCTTGTATTAAGGCTGTTAGCTATTTCAGAATATGGTCTTCTAACAATTACAACTTTAAGTTTTTCAGGCTCTATAAATTTTTTCCATATTCTAATAGTAATACATGCTCTAGGGTCTTTCCATCCAACAATTTTATTTTTTGGCCAATTATCAATAAATTGCTTCATTTGGGTTATAAGCTTATCTGGCAAAACTTTTATTTCCTTCGGAGGCTTTTGCCCGCCACCTCCTCCGTTACTATTCAATGCAAACATCTCTCTGTTTATAGCCAGAAATTCCAAATCCTCAAAAAACCCTTTGGGGTTATCCTTTCGTGGTAGAAGTAAATTATTGCCCAAATACAAACCGCACATTTGAAGTAAACCTGTCACTAGAGACGTTCCCGATCTACCCATTCCAGTTATTATGACTTTCAATTTTATTTAACCCTTTTTTTAGAATTAATATTATACAATAATATTCCAGATAGATTTCTCTCGATGAAATTTGTTGGTTTCTTGACTTTCAGGAAAACACCAGGCCTATTCCTTTTTGAGATAATATTCGAGTTATCCTTCTCTAAAATTATTATATTACAATCTGAAAATATTCTTTCCATATCTTCTAGTTCATACCTCCAGAAATCATTAGGATATTCATGAAAAAGGTAACCATATGAACGAGTGGTTATGCTTATTATACCATCTGGTTTGCAGATGTTCTTAATATTATGTATCACCTTTCTCCAGTCTTTCACATGTTCAAGCAACTCTGTTGAGACAACTACATCAAAGCTATTCTTCCCAAACTTTTTTACCATATTTTCAGCTTTACATATTACATCTACTCCAGGACCTTGTATTATATCTATACCGATATAGTTAGCCGGATTATATTTTATAATCGTATCTCTCAGACTACCATTTACATTTAGCGAACCAACTTCAATAATTTTTTTCCCTTCAATCTCTTTTTGATTTAAAGTTCTTTTCCCAAATTCAAGGCAGCTCATATGACACATTGTTTCTCTGTTAATTTGCTAGTTCCATAAATTGTTTTGCTATAATTTGGCTATTGTTATGATTCAAAATTAGTTTTCGATTTAATGATCCTTGTTTATTATTATATTTTCCAAGTTCTTTCAAAAAGATATCAACTGAGGATATAGTTATCCGATTATAGCGACCACTCAGATTATTTCGTCTGAACTTGAAAAACATCTCATTATCAACAAAGCCATCCATAAGTTCTGTATTGGATCGGCCACTATCATTGCCACTTATTATGACATTTTTCCCCATTGCCATAGCTTCGTAAGCTCCTCTGCCTCTAGCTACGATGAGGTCTGCTTTTGCTATTATTACCTCTGGATTTAGTATTGGGGGATAGCCTATTTCAAAAACTTCAAACCCGTAATTCTTTAATTCATCTGTAAAACTAAATATCCTACGTCTATCAAAAAAAGCGATTGTCTTTAGTTCTTTACGGCATGACGAAAAAAAGAATCTATCGCAATCTATAGGATTTCTAATTATCTTATCAATATGAAAACCAGTAGTTTCACAAGCATGTGCTGTTTCTTCAGATACGGCGATATAAATATCTGCTCCGTTAATCGGTTGAGCCAGCTTAGACAATATGCCATGCGATATAAAGACTTTCTTGCCTTTAAAATTCTTAATATCATTTAGTACTATATTTATATTACAAAGGATCAGATCAAAATCCCCATTACGGACAAATGGTAATCTCTTATAATTTTCATTTATTTTATTTGAATGAGTGAAAAAATATACGTCTTGACCTAGTTTTTTCAATGCATGATACATGGTAATAGACCAAGTTTGCACTCCTCCAAAGAAATTCTCAAGTTCATAGAGTGCAATCAATATCTTCATATTCTTCTTTCAGCCTTTTTTTTAAGATATAAATCCAGATTTCTTTTTCTTGTTTTTTGGTCTAAAACTTTTCTTCTTGTAGCCTCATGTTCATGCCATACAAAGCAATTAAGAGCTATGTTTGTCTTGAATCCAGCCAATCTGGCTCTGTCATTATAATCATCGTCTTCACCACCATTCATGAAATCTTCATCCAGAAGATCAATCTTATTTATAACTTTTCTGCTTATAGCCGTACAAAAATATGAAATATTTGAATTGACTGGAATCGTTTCTGGATCTAAATCTCTAAAATATTTTTCAGGCTCTTTGGGAACTGGACGTCTCAAATATCTCATAAGTCTTTCATATTGTTGATTAGAACCACATTTATTTGTCATGGCTCCGATGATTCCGATTTTTTTGTTGATTCCAAAACCATATATCAATCTTCTCAACCATCCTTTGGTAACCACAACATCGTTATTCAAAAGAACAATCGGATCCGATCCTGAAAGTCTAATACCAACATTTACAGCTTTAGCAAATCCTATATTTTTTTCTGTTCTATATACCACATGATCAATTCCCCACTCTTTTAATTCGATTAAAACTCTTTGATATTCAGCCATTGTTGAACCATCATCTATCCATATTATTCGATATGGAACAACTGTATTCTTTTTAATGCTTTTTAGGCATTGGATCGTATAATCCGAATTATTATAAGTCGGGATTATAATATCTATTAAATCAAGCATGTTCATATTCTCCCCTCCCAAATCCTGCTTTTCTCTGCGTTTTTGCAACAATGCGATCGAGCCAAACATGATTCTTTGTATTTCTATAACATGCAGAGATAAAGCTGAAATCTCCACAAGCTTTTTTGCCAAACTCATGAATATATTTTTTCCATACATCCAGCCTGATGGCAAAACAAAAGCTTGCTATTCGTGCACGGGCAGGAGCCTTTTTCCAAAAACCTGGCCAAGGATACAAACGATCGCCAATATAGCCTTTGAAAAAGACAATTTCTGGGTTATTTTTATTGATGGTTTCTTTGAAAATTTTAACAAAATTTGGGTCAATAAGCATATCATCATCGTCAATAGTCATGACATATCGGACATTAATAGGTGAAATTTTGGCAAATGATTTATTTGCCATGAATCGGCCATAGCCATTTTCGGTCTTATCATCTCTACTGAGAATATGAATATAATCATCATTTGTTTGTTTTTTAATGGAATCGATGCAAATTTTTAGCATATTGGGTCTATTAGGATGAACACGGGTGAGAAAAGCGATTGTTTTCAATTTATGTATCCAACCCCCTTCTATAGCAGGTAAACCATGTTGAACCCTATATTTTCTTGTGCCTTGAACGTCATGACGAATATATTCCCTCGGCACCCCCTCCCAATTGAATCCTTTACCAGCGGAATGACCAAGACTAGGGAAATTTTTTAATATTTTATTTGATAAACCTCGGTTATGTATATCAAGCATAGTTAAATGACATGGCGCACCGTGATGAACATAAGGATGGAACTTATGATAATTTTTAATATTAATCAGTTGAAAATACGGATGTAAGTATAACATCAAACCTTGTTTTGTATGTTGGGGCCTGACTCCATATTCATATCCGCCAAAATCGGTTTTTTCTATATAGCCAACACCGAACGTATCCTCCTCCATCATCTTCATCATTTGATTAACAGGGGATTTCAACATCTCAGTATCGGAATCGAAAATCAAAGCATATTTTGTCTTGACCAATCCAATCCCCATATGCATACCTCTACCATGACCGATATTATATCCAAGCGATTTAACGATCGTTAAGCTTGAAGCCAAAGTTTTAACATAAGTAGCACATGAATTATTAGAATCAGAGCCATCAATAATGATAATGGGTATATTAGGATGAAATTTGCGGACTGAATTATAAGCCCGTGCTATTAAATCTTTCGTATTATAGCATACTGTAATCCCAGTAATATCTTTAACGCTGTATAATAAATTCATTTTTGATTTGTAATTCTCTTCTGTCAGCTTTCCGCTGATTATATCCATATAAATCTTATAATCGTCATTATCTGGAATCCATTTTTTAAGCATTGCTCTTGATGAGTCATGCAATTGGTTTCGATATATTCTATGGTTTATATCATGTCCGCCACCAATGCCATGACGACCTGGCATGCCTTTCATTCCGACATATATTGACTTGCCATCATCAAAGAAAAGGCAGGTTCTATTCCTGTTGATGCTTCTCCAGATTCTCATGTCAAGATAAAGACCTCCGTCTAAAAAATTTATGAATTCAGGTAGAAATGAACTTCGGAAAGCCATCTCTGCAAAAGAGGCGTGATGTACATTTCCTATTTGAGCATAATGCCCCGATAATAAATGGTAATATTTACTCTTGCCTATTCCGACAATTTCATGTTCATCGAGCCTAGCTGCCATAGTCTCGATGTATTTGGGAGCATAATACTCATCATCCTCTATAATCATGACTTTGTTGCCTTTAATCAATGGCAAGGCCATTTTAAGATTAAGAAGAAGCGTATATTGTGGATCGCTAGGCTGTGGCTTTCTTCTCACGTAGAAAATATTACTCCCGGAAACAATTGGCATTGTCGGCGTTTTCCCATCATCAACAATTATCCATTGATCTGGTTGCAAGGTCTGATTCATCATCCATTTCTGACACAGGGCGAATGGCAGAGGCCTATCTCCCGTGGGGGTGATCGCTGTTACAAAACTATTTCCAATTCTCGATTTAATATCTTTGGAAACGGATGGCTTTTTAGCCCTGGCTTCGGCTGGCGATTTTTTATCTTCGGGTACGGTTCTTATATTTTTATTGCTGACCGTAAGCCTCATAACTTCGCGATAATCCTTTTTGGGGAAGCAATCAAGCGCCGAATCAGGATTCAGGTTGATCACCTCAATATCCGTTTTTCTCTTGATCTCATTCGCGGCATGATTGAAATAAGTCTTGTAATTTTCCAGCACGCCCGGCTTCATCGGCTTCTTATGTCCGTCATGCCAGTGAGTCTTTTTGCCATCGAGCTTCATGTCGAATCCTAGAAGGAATATACGTTTCACCCCTAGACATACAGCCAAGTTCAATGCACCGTAGCCGGAATTGTTGCCGTGGCCTATACCGTCCCTCATAGTCGTCGGGAACGCCTTGAATCCTCTGGAAAAATTGATATAAACCGGGATCACGAATATCTCTGGCGGCAGCTTGCAGACATATGTGCAGAGCCATACCTTGTATGCTTTGGATCGATTGAACTTGTCCAGGGCGTCCTGGCCATAAAGCCCTTCCAGAATGGATATTAAATACTTGGTATCCATCGAGAATATGATTGTCGGATCGAATTTCTCGAATGCCCGGTTTACTCCTATCGTGAACTTTCCCCTGAGCAGAGACCAGTCGAACTTCTCGAGGCTCGGACCACCGCCTATGATATAGCAGTCCTCGCCCTTCCAACTGTTGTCAGGCAGTACGTCCTTCAGGAAGCGGTTGCTGAATCCATTGGATCTGGATACGTATTTGTCCGCTCGAATCGAATATTCCTTAATGCTAACTGCTTCCATTATCATGGCGTCATTATTATCGGTTTTTTCTTCACATAAAGCCGAAGGAATTGGTCGGCCTCAAGAATGCCTGTCAGGATTTCATCCTGTGAGCCAGCAAGATTGGTATAGGAATAGTCCCCTATCTTCTCAGATTTCTTGTATGAAATATTATTATAGAGAGTCGGATCGTTCTCGCACTTGGCAAGGATAATTGCCGCTTGCTTTATCGCCTCCGGCACGTCGCCTTCATCGCCACAAGTGCCCTGAATCAAGATGTTGTTATAGCCCCGAGGGAATATCCCAGCCTCATAGACAGCTGCCAGCTTGTGTATAAGCTCCGGACCGAAAGCACCTCCGGCACTAAGAACGCAAGGATCAAGAAACACGGAATTCTTATCCCACGTGTACCAGGATACGGGCATCTCGATGCACGAGACATAGACATGCGTGACCGTGATTATGTCCAACTTGAGCGGAAGGAAGAGCCGGTTCTTATCATTGCCGTTAATCTCAATGTCAAATTCCTCGCCACCGAAATGAGTATGACAGGCCTTATCAATTATCTGCTCAACCTTATCGATTATCGCTTTTTTGTCGGCTCCGTCAGGCCAATTGTCCACATCCTCAGAACAGATGTAATCACCACAGTATTCAGACATGGAGACTCCTTTATAGAAAACAAATAGAGTAGGGGCCGCAAGCCGTAAGGTCTACAGCCCCATATTTAACATCCGCTCGAACAGTGAGCTATTCTAGGAATTGTATATCTTCTTATCATCAGATGACCCTCTTCTGCGCGCACTTGATGTAATCTACATAAAGATTCTTCACCTCATCCTCACCGGACTGAATTCCGAATCCCACATTAAGAACGGTCGTCGGAATATTCGTATTATGCAATCCAGTTGCAAGAATGGTCTGCGGAAAGTCTCCGTCCTCGATTACGAAATATCTGAGGTTGTCGCCTCCGTCCCAATGGATTCCCAGCCTATACCAAGTGCATTTCACCAGAGACATGATCTGCAAAGAGTTTGTGACTGCTCCGCCGGTAACCGTGTTACTGAAATCGAGATAGGCATCTCCGTCATCCTTGTGGAAAACCGCATAATCGGCGGGGGGTGTGAGCCAACTGTGTCCGGTGACGAAACCGAACCAGAAATCCGTGTCTAGCACATCATCGATATAGAACCTCAATTCGGCATAGAGAGGATAGCAGTCCTCAAACTGCCAGCATTCGCAGCGCTGGGTCAGCTCCGCATTGTCGCCGTCATCGCCTTCGGTCGGGATGTTCAAAACCCCATTCACCATGCCCAAACATTGGATTGTCCCTGCTCCGGAACCGGCCGGGGTCTGGCTCAAATACCAGTTGTAGGTCGTATCCGGAATATTGCAGAAATCATTCGTGAGTCTATGGGCGTCGATTATGTCGGCAACGTCTTTCAGATACAACATCTTATCGTGCTGAATATGAAGATTGTGCATGCGGAAATCGCGCCATGTCAATTCAGGCTGATGAGCGGTCTTGTTATTCATTACTTTAGGGTATTCATTTCCCATCTTTTTCCTCCAATTTCTCAATTAAATCTTTTTTCCTCATTTTGAAAGTCCCTGAGATTCCCATCACTGCGGCCATAGTACGCAGTTGTTGAACCTTGAAGCCCGAATAGTCCGGCTTCGTTATTGCCTCATGAGTCTGAACTGGAGCCGGGGCTGCTTTCGGCTTTTCTCCCACAATCTTAATTTCCAGATGTATGTCCCTGCGCTTGTTGTAATTCTGAAGCTGTTTGAGGAGTAGCGGGTCGTTTACTTCCACAGGCATCATCCTGTTGAGCCACAGATTGCCCTTGCATGAGGGAAAAACTCTCGGCCTTCCAAAATTAGTGACTATTGCTAACATTTGTGCGTCAGGCATTTTGCGAACACGATTGCATTCACGTTCTCAATTGCCACTCCAACTTTCAATGAATAATAGTAATATGTACATTGATCTGCCGCGCTTCTTTCAGGCTCGATTTTGATGTCCCTCTGGATTCCGATGATGAGGTTGTTCTTCGGCATGAGCATGGCATCCGTGTATTCTCCGCCGCCAATGATTCCGTAATCATCGGGGGTTCCGCCGTCTGATCCGAGATTCGTGGGCATTAGCGGGACGTCAATGATGGGAACTTTGTGATATCTGGTCGTGCCGTCGATTGCTCCGTCCTTGATCACTATCTCCGACAGATTGGTCAGACCTCGTCTTTCAAGAGCTATCAGGTAATCCTGCGTCACAAGATCGGAGTTCAGAAACACCATGTTCCGCAGTCCAGCGTTCGACTTGTATTTCGATGGCATGTTCTTGAGCATAATTGCATATTTGATTTCGAGGTCGTACGGTGCATTGGGTGATTGTTCCGCAATCCTGCCTGACATCTCGAAATCGGCATTCACAGCTTCATCCGCTTCGGCGCAGGCTGCTCCACTCTCGCATATGCAGGCACTCTTGATGTGCGCAGCTCCACAAACTGAATTGTAATACGTATCTCCTACCTGGCTGTTGTTTATGATATAGCGCCAGCCGTCAAATTTGCTTTCGATATTCTTGGGATCCCAGGCATTGTACGAATGGGTATCGGCCATATAGCTAGCATATTCCAGTTCATTAGCAGTCTTTTTGGCGATTATCGACATGAGATGGGTTTTGTATGCGGCGCCCTCGAGTCCTTCCTCGATATCGCTATCGTACACGGGCGCGCATCCTCTGAATTCTTCAGCTTTAAGGGTTATAAGGTTGTGAATCCACTGTTTCTTGTAGTCGCTCTCATCGAAACCGTCGGCTGGATAAAGGAAATGACCGGTGCCGAATCCCAGGTGCCGAATATACTGTGTCGGCTTCACCATCTTGATGATCCTTGCATAATCCTTCAGCGCGCTCTCGTCAACGATACAGTCGATAAAATGATCAGCTTCCTTTGGCAGCAGATTGATTGTCGGCAGGGAGATCAGGTTATACTTCTCAATTCTTTTCTTTTTGAGCAAATCCTTCGTATCTTTCATTATTTCAATCCTCCGTTAAAATTTTTCTATCTTACTACAGGTATTGATGGGAAGGGATCTTCCTCATCACCATCATCAGCGTCGTTGTCTTGACCCTCGATGCTCTTTTTAATTCCTTTAGCTTTCTTGAGCTTCTCAACATCCTCTTTCAAGGTTTTGATATCTTCCTTTTCTTTCTTCTCCGTGTCTTCCTTCTCTTTCTTCACTCTTTCCTTATCGGCTTTCTTAAGCTCATCAAGCTCCTCTAGCTGTCTCAGGACATCTTCCGGCAATTCCAATTTATTGCCATCCTTATCTATGAACTTCTTGGTCTTCTCTCCAATAAGCTTCTCGATAATTTCCTGAATCTTCTTGAGCTGTGCGATCGTGGCCTTCGAGAGTGAGGCTCCGGCTTTCTCTACGTCCTCAAAATCAAGTGCAGATTCCTTTTCCGGATACTCATATGTAGCACTCTTCACGAGCGACAAAAAAGCCTCATTGAGTGCCGGGGGGAAATTCTCCTGATATCCGTCGACTTCCTCGAGTGCCTTCCTGATCTCTTCGATTTTCTCCTCAGGAAGCGCCTTTATCTTCGCGACAGAACTTTCGTCGACAGTCTCATCCCCAAGAATCTTCTTCAGATTTTCTAACAGTTCTTCCATGTTCAACCTCCGTTGTTTTAATATGTAAAACTTCTTGCGATTAGCAGGCTCATCACATATGGTGATTTCCTCTATCAAAACGTCTTTCAGTTTTCTGGCCATGTAAATAAGCTCCTCAACTGTAATTATTTTTGAATTCCCCCATAAAAAAAGGGACATTCAAAACTTGCTTTGCATTGCAAGTCTTAAACGTCCCTAGACGTTACAACTAAAAGTTTAACTCAGACTCTAAACTTCAATCATAGCAACTACTATTAAAATATATGATTATATTTTGTTTGTCAAGTATTAATAAAATTATTCACTTTTTTTAATATCTCTTGTTTATACTTTTCAGTTAAAATTCTTTTTGTAGGGCTATTGTTAAGTGGATAAAATTCTTTTTCATGGATTATTAGGCAATCAAGCCCTGCCTGATTATATAAATCTATAAGCTCTTGTGGATTATCGTTTCTATGCCAATAATCTCCGAATATTTCGATAATTTTATTTTGTCCTGTCACCTTAAAATCTGGATTATGATAATGATCATCATTTAATTTTCGCCACCATGAACCATCTCCGATATATCTAATATTTTTATTTGTCATATTATTAAAAATATTTTCTAATTTCGTTGGTCTAATTTTCCATGATAATATTCTTCGTTTCATTTCTTCTTCGCCTATTTTTCTTCCTTTATTAGCTTTGCTAATTTTTTTTCTAACCCAATCTAATTTAGTAAATTTACCACCATAATTAGGATTCTTTTTTCCTGCCTGAGTGCCTTTAAGAATTTTACTCATTTTTTTTATATATATAGGGTTTTTCCATCTTAATTTAGCCTTATTTGAAATTGATTTCTTAGCTCTTTTTGATAGATGTTTTCTGCCTTTTTGATTTTCACCTTTAGGTTTTATTTTAATATTATTATGTCTAAGCCATCTCATAATTGTATTTGATTTAGTATCTGCTATAAATGCTATTTGTTCTGAATCTAAACCCTCAATCCAATATTTCTGGTAAAGCCAGTTTTTATTATGATATATTTTAGTTCCTATATATTTTTCTTTCCATTTTTTTCTTGCTATTTTTACACTTTGACTATAACTTCTTGTTTCTAATCTGTACTTTTTTAACCAAACATATATAGTCGATGGATGTATATTACATATTTTTCCAATATCGGGCGTAGACAATTGTTCAACAATATATTTTTGATACAGCCAATTTCTATTTTTATAAAGCCTCCCCTGCTCCTTACCTAAAGAGAGCGAATCGATAGGAAGGTTTGGTTGGATAGCAGGGGAAGCATTTTGATTGCTCATTTTAATTCGCTCTCTACAAATAAGAATAAACTTAATTTATTGGTTTGTCAAGTAATTATAAAATAAAAAAAAGGCCAAGCCGTTAAGCCTGGCCCCGGTGATGTGTTTTAAAACACACTAGGTTGATACCCACATATAGAATAAGAAAAACATATTGATTTGTCAAGTTTTTATTCTTTAGCAGCAACTCCGCCCATGCTAAAACCCCCCAGCTTCCCACTCTCTATGTCAGCCCAAATTTTCTTGTCTTCGACCTTTATCATCAGCCACCACGCACCTTTCTTTATCGTCTGCCCGCCTTTCTTCGTATCCTCGTCTGGAATATATGACTCGATAATCGGGAAATTGTACGCCTTTCCCTTATGGTTGATTTTCATCTTCTTATCGCCAAGCATATATTTATATGCCATCTTCTCAATTTCATCTGATTCCATGAAATCGCCCTGAGTGTCTTCGACATTAGGCTCGTAGATTATTCCCCCCACTATCTGCTGCTTCTTGTCCACTTTCTCGAACTTGAAATAACTCTCTCCTGACTCTGACTTCTCGGCCTGCTTCTCCTCTTTCTTGGCTTCCTCGAAACTGATGTATTTAATCTCATTGTCAGCTAGGAACTTCTTGGCCTGGGCAACGGTATATTTATCCTTCGGAAATCTCAGGGCCTGCGGAATCCACATCGCCGGCGGTTTGCCTTTCGGATGCCCCCAGACTATGGAAATTGAGGCAGGAATCGCTATCTTGAAATATATCTTTCCGCCCTTCGTCCTTCTCCAGTCGTCATACTTCTTCGGGTCTTGGAGACGGGCAGAATGCTCATTCTCTTCTTTATCCGCTTTCTCCTTGTGCTCTTTTATCCATTTCTTGGCCTTCGCCATAGTCCAGCCATGAGCCTTGTCGAATATATAAGTCCGTATCTTTTTCGCTTTCCCGCAGTACAGCGCCTTTATCCCTTCCTCGGCCGATATCGTTATCGTGGCAGTTACTTCGCAGTCATTCACTGGGATTCTTATCGTTTTGTCAGTCTCTTCCGGTTTCTCTATGGGAAAGCTTTTCTCCAAATCTTCCTCTGGTTCTTTATTATGTTTCTTAAGTTCCACAGCCTTGATTATCTTCAAGTCTTCTTTTGGCCTCAGGACCAACTCATATACAGGTAAATAATCATCCTCTGGCTCTTCATGCTTCACTACCGCCGGACTTCTGCTTAACTCCTCTTCCAGGACCTGCTTTACTCTCTCCTCAACCTCAACAAGCCTCTTGTCGGCTGTGTCCCTAATGTATATACTAAACGAACCTATTGATTTCGGACTCTTGAGAAAAGAACCGGTTATCGATATGTAATCGCTTCTCACCGGAATGTCCGGCAGGCTCTTGATGTCCACCCCAACCATTTCCTTACTGAATATCATCTTGTCGAGTTCATTGCTCTTGCCGACCTTGAGTCGGCGCCGCTTTATCTCATCGATGAGTAGCTTGTATTTCCCGAGAAAGTCCTTCCGCTCCAAGAAGATGAAGCCGCTTTTCTTGAACAGGCTGGTCTTGTAGAATTTCTTGTAGAGCTGGGAGAATCTCATCCGCAGGCTGAAAAGCTCGTTATCCGTCTCTTTCTTTATGATTTCTTTTTCTATGTTTTCAATTCGCATCGTAATCCCCCATAATGCTTATTTGTCAATTATTTCTTCCTTCTGTAAACTTCCTTCCATCGGCATTTTGTGCATTTCCAGATGTCTCGACAGCAAGACTGCTTCTTCCGCATGTCAGCCCCGCATTTCGGGCATTTCTTAGCTTCAGACATTATCTTCTATGCCGCCACCCATGCGCATTCACAGCCAGGATGAGTCTCGCCATCAATCGACCTAGCTTCATCGATGGTAACCACTTGGCCATTTATATTTGCCAGACACCACTCGCAAGAATCAGGACTTGAGACACCCTCAAGTTTTTTTATCCCCATCTGTCCATAACCCTGAAAAGTCCCCTCATTAAGAGCCATTCGTGTTTCAGTCTTTGCTATCAATTGAGCCCTGTATCGATGTAATCGCCTCGCATGAACTTCTGCCATCTCTCTAATAACTTTTACAGAATATTCAGGACGGTTTAGTATTAGCCATTCCTCATAATTAGCTACAGCGAATATCTGCTTTTCCGTAATCCCAACCAGAGGTCGAAGCTCTTTCGCTATCGCTGGAATCGACTTGCCCTTCTTTATGCCTTCAACTATATAAGCCTTTATGGCATTCTGAGTTTCCACTGTCACTTCCGTAACAAGTGCAGCCGCATGCTTTTCAGCCCATTTGATCGCCTCCAAGCCTATAGTGTCAAAACGGTCTTGCTTCCTTATCTTCCGCTCTACTATCGCCTTGCCGCCCTCTCCGAGTATAGCCAAAATCGTGGGCTTCAGTATCAAATTGCCAGCCTCTTCAATCTCTTTCCAATCAGCGAGATTCTTAATATTCTCAGACTTGAGCTTCGGCAACCCCCTCTGGATTTCCTCAGTCATCAACTTCATCCACTCGTCCACCTTCGGACGCAGCTTCCGCTCGTTCAGCGTAATCATCCGCCTCAGATTCTTCAAAGCTTTCGGCTTCCGCCCGAGCTTGCGGAGTGACTTGCTGATTGATTTAGATAGCGATGACAGCATGTTATTTCCTATTACTCGGAAAGAGAAAATTCGGATGCACCAGTTGCCCGCTTCGTTGCCTCTCCTGTTTCAACCTATTCTCATATTCAGTCTTCTGTTTCTTGAGTTCCTCTTCAGATACCAATTCGATATAGGCCACATCATCCTTTGAAATAACAATAGGCTTGTTTTTTAATGTTCTGAAATTGAAAAAATTGAAATCCTCATTCTTTGTTCCGATTTCAATCAAGTCTTTCTCTTCGCCTTTTACGGCAATCGCTCTGTTCGGCTGTTTTAAAAATATTAATAGTGGCATTCATTTCTCCTTATAGTTCTTTCAAATAAAAGATAAACCGTGGTTTATACTGTTGGAATGGATTAAAATGAATACCCAATCTTAACAGCCACAAGTCTATAGATAAATAATAGCCGAAACACATTCCATGCTTAACATGAATTAATTTTATTATCGGGCTGTCGAATAACTTGTTGTATTTGACAATCACATTCAGTTCAGCCATCATTTCTCCTGTAATTTCCTACCAAGGAAAAATTTTAATAATTTTGTAAGTGAATCCCTTTGTCATTATAAATGTGTACTTTTAATAATTCACCTGATTTTATCTTTGCTACTTGCCTTGCATCTGAAAGATTTTTGTAATCGCCCTCTACCCAGTCTGTTCCGTCGAAAGTATCCACACATACTACACGAAACTTACCCTTTGGCGCTTTTCTTGAAAACTCATCATCTATCCCTCTGTTTCCTCCCTCGCTTAATGGTCTATCATCATACGGCATTTTGTTCCTCCTTATATTGACCAAGATAAATAACAATAACCTAAAAATAAAAATTCATTCATTTGCGTGCTAATCCATCCTATTTTCCATTTTGGAAACATTAAAGTTATTGGTTCGTCTGGTGGTATTCCCCAAGTAAAAAATAAACCTCTAAATTTGAGACCTTTTAATCGATTCACCCAAATCTCCTTATAATGCCTTTCCACAGAATGGGCAAAATTTAATTAACTCAAATTTATCTATAAAATGATCTTCAGCCTTGCCTTCCCAAATTAGATAATAACTATTCTTATTAAATTCAATCACTTTTTCTATCACTTTCTTCTCAATCATAGACTCCATTTTATCGCAACAGTATTTAGCCATTATTTCTCCTTTTGCAAAACCTCATCCACTTTCGCCTTCAGTCCCTCGAGCTCGGCAACCAGAGCCCGCTCACGCTTCTCTACTGATTCCTCTCCGACTGCTATGTATGCCGATGACACATAGAACTGCTTGCCCTCTTCATATTCGCTCTTGCCCTGCCGCCGCCTTATCTCATTTGAGTTCAGAGCCCCTATTGAAAATTGTATCTGATCCCGCTTGGCTTCGGCGTCCTTATCCCTCACATCGACCTCATTCAATACGAACCTGTAGCTCTTGCATTCCAAGCCCTCGTGGATGATCTTATTCGTGATCATGCGGTTGTCCACGGTCTCAAGCGGTTTCACTACCGAGCTTATGTATATCTTAGTCGATTCTCCAGCCGTCGAGCCTCCGAGCGATCCCTCCTTAGCCATGCCGATCCGGTACAGAGGCATCTTATAGGACACGAGCACCTCCTCACACAGGCTGTCCTTGTACCATGCGAATGAGCCCTCCTTCTGCTGCTGCTTCATGTCCAGCGGAATCCATTCCATTGTCCCGCCTTCCGGCGAGTGCATAACTATTGTCTTGTGGGCGTTCTCGGTCCGCTTTATCTCTACATCGAGAAAGTTCGATATGTGCTTGGCCGCGCCTTTTTCCCATTTTCCGGTAAGATAGACTATAGCAGCTGGCACGCCGTAGTTCTCGAAGAATGCCAGGTTATAGTCTCGCACAGCCACAAGCCCGAGCACAGATCCGACCGCCGGTAGGATGTTCGGGGCCCCGTAATAGCTGCTCCCCGAATAATAGTTCCTGTAGAATATCATCTCATTGGCCTTCTTGTCGGAGTCGCCTTCCTTGAGCGGGCTCCCATCCTCGATGTTTATGTCATCCTTGAGCCCGAATCGCTTAAACCACACTTTCTTGTTGTTCCGGACCTGGCAGTATTTGTTATGCGACTCATGCACGTAAATCGTTCTGGCCGGGACATGCCATATTCCGTTTATGATTTTCTTATCGTCTCTCGAGACCTCCCATCCCCACCAGCCTACAACTCCCCAGTCAATCAGGCCCCGCTCGAGAGTCTCCTCGAAAGTCTCGTCCCTGTTTCCGCCGGAAGTGTCTATGAATTCCTCTATCTTCTTCTTCTCAGGCTCATTCTCCTTATTGCCCTCGACCGGCTGCAGAGTCCAGCCCTGGCCTATGACATCCTTCGCTATCTGCTTGACGCAGGCGTCGAAGTACGAGCAGTTCTCCTGGAGCTTCAGGAGCGATGATACCTCGAAAGGATGCGGGACGAGATTGTTCTGGTCCAGATAATTCGCCTCTGATATCTGCTTGCTTTTCGCATCCTTCGACTTCTTCACGTTGCCCTTGCTTGCTTTCTGCTTGGCGAATACCTGATTCGCGGAGAAGACGCCAGCTGAGGTCACGACCCAGCATTCCTTATAATCTTCATTTTCGCTTTCCTTTTGGCTTGCCGACTGTGCAGGTTGCATCTCAGGAGGCAATCCGGATATATGATTCGTCTTGCCATGCCACCACTTCTTGAGTTTATTGATTGTATTTCGCATTATTAATCCTTGTTTTAAGTTATCACACCACCCAACCTTCTCTCTCTTCCTGTATCTTCTCCACCTCCGGCTTTGGCTCGGGCTTCTCCGGCAGCTTGAAGTCCTTGCCATATATGAAACGGTTGCGCTTGTGCTCATAGAACCCCAAGGCTATCAACCGCTTCCTCAGATCATCCTCCGGAATCGACAGCGAATACGCGAAAGCTCCGAGTGCAGCATAACCATGCTTGGCTATCATCTGCACTGCCTTCTCAGCAAGCTCGATGTCCTCGAGCAGTATCGGCTTCTTCTCCGCTTCCTCTTGCCCTCTGTAATATACCTTTCCAGGGCCCAGATCCTTCAGCCTGTCTTTCATGTGGGTGTACACCGCATAACGCCCAGCATCGCAGGTATGGTCTTCATATTTTACTGGCTCTTCAAGCACATGCCCATTCTTATCGACCTTAAATTTATAACCACCGAATTCATCGTTCAAGTTCGTATTCTCATCTAGGCTGTATCGCTTGAATCGCTTTACCATATCGATGCCATTCTTGACAGAACCCTTCTCCTTGTCGGCCGGCTTTATGTTGAATCCTGCCTTGTATATCTCTTCGATCCTGGCTGGCTCCGAGGCATCTGCATATATATCGTAGTGCCTTTTCTCTGGAGGTATTACATCTTTCATCTTCTCAATCAACTCATCATTCGTAAGATGCGTCTCATAAATAAGCTCTCTGAAATAAAGAGCCATAGCCTCAACATCTATCCCAACCTCAATGAGAGTCGAGGGGTTGTTGTATCCGAAGTCCAGGCCGTAGATCGTCTCCTTCACTTCAGGGAACTCTTGTTTTATCTCAGGCCGTCCCCATATCAAGCCTTTTATTTCGGCATATTCACCAAGTGCATAAACCTTATAATATGATTCATCCTGGTTTTTAAGACTTTCAAGTTTATCTGTATATGATTCGGCCAGAAAAGGATTATCCTTATAAGTAGAATGGATGATTTCAGCATCTTGCCTAGGTTTGACTTTCGTGTTAATCCAATTATGCTCGTCAATAGGATTATAACTTATGAACAGCTGGTTTATTTCTTTATTATTAGTTGGCCCGCTAAGTCTTAAATCAAGGATAATGAAATCCTCATAGCTGAATTCATTCGTTTCCTCTATATGAATATAGTTGAACTCAGTACTCTTGATTTTCTCGGGGTTGTCTATGCTTGTGAAAAACCATAAATTATTATTCTCCGGATTATACAATGTCCTGTCGGACTTATTATGATTGATATTGTTATAGATTCCATACTCTTTCAACAGTTCAATAGCAACCTTATATGCTGTCATCCTCAAGGCTGGCAAAGTCTTCCTCGTTGTAAGGAAAACCTTATTCTCTTCTTTGCTGAATTTTTGAATGAATAACTGAATTATAGAATAGCTTTTTGAGCTTCTTGCTCCTCCCTCATTAATAACTATAGGGGCTTCCGAATAGGCATTCCTATAGAATATCCTGGTACCCTCAATCTGCTTTTTTGCTATCTTTCTTCTCCTTTTCCTTTGCTGGAATAATTTCTATAATAATCGGCTTTCCGCCTTCACCCCCTGATATTCCTACATTCGATGGGAGCATCTTTGAGATAAGCTTGAAGAATTCTATCTTTCTTATATCATTCTTTGAGAACACTTCTGTCAATCCTTCCGTTCCTCCGATCCTCTTATCCTGAAAGGCATCCAAGAACGCCTGCTTCAAAGTGGTGAACTTGTTCGGACTGCCCTTCTTCCTCCCAGATCCCTTTACTTTTTTCATTCCCTTTTTCCAGCTTGGATTTGGATGTGCCATTTTAATCTATTTTTTATCTGTTTTAGTGGTTTCCTTCTTATCCATAATGACCACAAAAACTGTCTTTTCTGCACTATGTAATTTATTTATATTGGCCACCAATTCATTGTCCTCTGCTCTATATTCCAAAGTAAGCCTTGCTTCCTTGTCCATACTACGAAGGCTCTTAATATTGTTCTGCATAATCTGAGCCTCGAATGCTACTTTCATTTCAGCTCATCCAATTTATCGAATATTTTCTGATGGTCTTCTCTGTTTTCTTTGCGTGATATCTCATACTGCTTGTCAGCCTTTTCAGATAATTCACACAGGTGCTTTATGACAATGTCGTGTTCAACCAACTTCTTTCCACTCTCTATGCATACTCTGGCCTTTCCTGGCTTACCGTTGTCATTTGCGTTGCCATTTCTGCCATTCATTCTTCTCAGTAAAACTGGAAGCACCTTCAATATGAATCCGACTAAAGCCGCTCCAGAAACAGCCCCGACCCCAATTTCTCCTGCTGGTATTGCCATGTTATTTCTCCTATCCTTCAAACAGTAAAATTAAAAATAATGGAATGCCTACAAATAATATACAAAGTGCTTCCATTCCATGAATTGGAAAATAATACCAAAAGTCTTCCCATGCAAAATCAATAAAAACCATAATCAAATGAAATATAGCTATAATAAGATTTATCCCAAAATATGCGATTAGAACCCAAAGCCACCAAGCCATTATTTCTCCTCTAATAGCTTTCTAAGCCTTATTACTTCTTGTTTTAATTCGTAAGTCCATAGAATATAAGCATCATTTACAACAACACCTTTTATTACTGATATTTTTTCCCCATCGTCATTAATAATTTCATTGTTTTCAACCCAAGCAATCGGATTTAATCGAACTTCTATACCTGGATTTAAAACATCATAAGAAACGTAGAGAAAAGGAGAATAAGCAACACATGAAAACAAAATCATTAAAAATAAGACTATGGTAAAATACTTTATTGCCTTTTTCATTTCTTACCAAAAATTAATTCCCTAAAATCTTCTGAATCATGCTGTTCTACAGCCTTAATAATATTCTTTCTTTTTCCTATATCTTTTGTTTTTTTATACTCTTTGAATATCGCCTTCACTAGGCCAATGAGTTCAAGAATCAATTTCACATAGTCTTTCATTTTCTCACCAAATAATAGAAAGCAAATAAAAATATTAAAATCGACCTATTTTCTTTTGCTATTTTCAGGATTGTTTTAAATAGATAAAACTTTGATGCTTTGATTTTAAACCATACTTTTCCGTCTTCTACTCTATCGAATTTTGTAATTAATCCTTTTGGTGGTTTCACGGCGTCTCCTTGTCCAGAAACGGATCGCAAATTTTATATGCGTTTCCCATAAAATCAATCGGCCTTAGTTTAACGAAAGCGTCATCTCGAATAGCATCCTTTTTTGTCTTCGTATCGCCTCCGCCTCCAGATGCACCCATAACATGAAAATCATCAACCATCATCATCACGTGATATGCCTTTCCATTCCTGAGCCAGAAAACTAGACAGCCAGCATATCCCCTGTCTTTATAATTATCTTTGAATTTCAGATACAATCCGTGTGCTGTATCATCAAATTTATGTGGAAGGATGCCGACTGATTTGAGAACTTCGATTATTACGCCCGAACAGTCCATGCCGGAGAAGTCCGAACCGCCATAAGAATAGGGAATTAGAAGCCAATGCTGAAGATACTCCACAGCAATGTTCCGTAGATAATCAGCCTTCAGAATAGAATTGCTCATCTATGCGGAAAAGTAGCACAGATTTTAAATCTGTCAAGCAAGATATTAAAAACTATTTTGGGATTCTAGAGGTAAAAGCGATTTAAAAAGGCTAAAAAGGTAGGTTTAGAAAAATCTATTATATCAGCATTAATCATGAAATCCATCAATTTTGTCATAAGCAATCAATAAAATCATAAAAATCAAAAAATCAACCATATTAGACTGAACCTTATCATCATTCCACAAATACACCAAAAATTATTTATTTTAAAAAGAATAATTATTTTCTAAATCAACATTTCCTCCAGTTGATAATTTTACTAGAAATTATGGAAATTAAATAAAATCATTATTTTTAAAATAAATAAATTGCATAAACGATAATTTTGCTAGAAATTACGAATTTCAAAAAAAATCACTAATTTTCAAATCATAAAATCCTATGTTTGATAATTTTACTAGAAATTCCCGATTCTAAAAATAATCATTAATTTCATAATCGGTAAATTCTATGATTGATATTTATGTCGGGATTTATGCAATTTAAAAAAAGTGATTATTCAGACACTGAATTTAACATCATTCCATAAATAGACTAAAATCTGGATATTTTGAAAAAAGTGATTAATTTACAGTTTGAGATTTTCTTCCAAAATGATTTCATCTAAAATTTAATGGTTTGGCAAGCGGTGAGTGATTCGAGAAAACAATCTTGACCTCTTTCCACGAGGCAGAAAATATTTAGATGAAACAGGGAAAGTTGAATAATTAGAGGAAAATTTTGCCCTATTGCAGTAAAACATTAATTGTCTTTATTTTTCGGGAAAATCGCACAGAAACGGAAATATCTTGCTTTTATGCCCTAATTCTCTCGGGGGAAATGGCAAATTTGCAATATTTTTCATGAATCTGCATAATTTTTCATCATTGAGCTATTTGAAAATAAATTTAACGCATTGCGATATTATCTCAATTAACATGATGTTTTCCAAAAAGTCGTATATTCAGAATAAAATCTTGTCATCATTCCACCAAATCATAATAATCTGCATAAAAATAAAAAATTATATTATTTCAATAATCAGATTTTTACCCAAAAATGAAAGATTGTTGATTTGCACGAAAAGCGAGCAAATGGCATATTCAGGAATTTATTTAACATCGTTTGATAAAATGCTTAATGTTTGGTTAAATTTGAAAAAAGTGCATTATTTCAAGTTCTATATTTTTATCATTTATTATGCGATATCTGATTATCATGAAAAGGAGAGAATCGCCGAATTTTGAAATTCAGAATTTTATGGTAAACTTTATACTTCTAAGATTTGTACAAAAAATAAAAATCGTAATATTCCAGAATTGTTTTAATTATCCATCCAACATTTCATTAAAGGTTGGCATGAATCAGAAAAAGTGCTTCATTTCAGATTTTAGATTTTCCATAATAATTATGAAATGTCTAACTATTATAAAAAGGAAAAGGCTATCAACTTAACAGATAATTTTGTCCTACTTCCATGATATTGTTTTGATTTGCATGAAAGCCCAAAAATGGAAATGTCAAGATTAAAATTTAATGTGCTAAATATATTGTAAAGTTATTTTACATAAAGAGATTATTAGAAAAATCTAGGATTTATGGTTTTTGTGGTATTATCTCGTTTTTCTCAATATATATTCAAGACGTTTCTTATGATACCATGTCCGAATTATTGACCAATATTTTATATGTTTTAATATAGGATGGGCTTTATCAAATGCTTTATCAAAATCATGTAGAGCTTTTATTCTTTTACTTAAAAACTTGAATTGAAGTTTTGCTTCAGGACTTAATTTTTTAAAATCGAAATTAATTTTGCCAGCAATTATTTGCCTACTAGGAATGCTTGCTTTTGTAATTATACTTTTGTTCATTTTTTCTATGGCTTCTTTACCTTGTTTAACCGTTTGAAACATAATATCAGAAGCTTTCTTTTTGTCCATTTATTCCTCTTCTTTCTCTAATAATTCAGGCTTCTCATAAATGTTACCGATAACTTTTGAATTAGGACATTCCCAAGACATCATATCATCTTGCCAACCCATAGGTCTGAATTGATAAAAACCTTTTGGATTCCATTCTACTAATGCTTTTATATTTTTTACATCTTTACCTTTATCCACTATTTTAAATGGCAGAGGATTATTTAGTTCAACAATATCCCCCTCATAAATCTCTTTGCCGTTCTTATCTTTCAATCCTGTATATTGTCCTAATGTTTCTCCATCTAATTGTCCATCATCAATAGCATAAAAAAAATTATATAATTCATTTCCTGAATATTCCCAACATTGTTCCATTTTATTATATGCCCTGAATTTAATCTCTCTCATTTTATTCCTCCCAATTAATTTTATCATACATTATTCTTATAATTTCTGTCGATATTTTTTATTATACTCACTAATGCGGTCTTTATTTTCCTGATAATATTTCTCTTTATATTCTTCCTTTTCCTTAGCACTCTTCCCCCAGTGTTCCATCTGTCTCAGAGTCAACTTCGTTCTCTCTATGACAATTTCATGTATCTCTGCATCGCAATTATTACACTTATTTTCCCGTCTGCACATTTCCAGGCGTTTTCTCATTTCTGCCATAGTCTTCGGCAACCAGGTCGCACGGTTATAGCCTCCCCAGACAAAGAGGCTTCGTGCGTCTAAATCTATAGAGTCAGCAGAGCAAGTAATACAATATGCCTTGTTTTTAGTCAATTGTTTCTCCTTATCGCCCACCCCTTCCCACATGTCCTAAATAGTTAATACGCTTTTTCTTGTTTCAGTTTTGCTCCAAATAGCAATCCTACAATCAATGTCAAGACAGCAACAATGCTCTCCACTGGTATTCCCAAGTGTGCAGTTGATTCAATGGCCACTAGAATAGCTGATACGACTGTAATCCAAAACTTTAAGTCTTTCCATTTCGCTGGCTGTGCAGCCAATACTTTCAAGTCCAGTTTTGCCTCAAAGAATACGTATGTCAGGACCGCTCCGATCCCAGCCGATACTGCTAGAGGGTCAAGGCTGATTCCGAATTGTTTCTGAAATACTGTCAGAATCGCTGCAATGATTGCTACTACAAAACCGATTGTCTTGCGTGAAATCATTTTTACCTCCTATTTATTTAAAATCATTCAAATCATATGCTTTCACTCTGGGCTTCCATATCATCTGCTTTATTGAAATTCATTATTATTCTTTTATTCCTCCCATAATACCTCCAACATTCTTTTATAGCATTCGAGGGAGATTCAAATTCTTGCATGTTTTTTCTTTCTTTTGGTCCAGGTTTACTAGTTGATTTTACCTGTATTAAACGTATATTATATTTATTTATTGCAACCAAATCCCAAACTCCTTTTGACCCACCAGACCTAATGACATAATATCCTTTTGATTCCAATTCTTTTCTTGCTTTTCTTTCATAATATTCCCCTTTTCTATAATGGCGACTTCCTTTTCCACTTCGTCCTCTATTTACAAAAGAAATGCCACCTTTCCAGTTTGGATTTTTATCTTTTTCCTGATTTTTTTGTTTCCATGCTGCAAAACATTTTATATTACAAAAATTCAATTTGCTTTGTTTTATTCTATATGGAGTTTTAAGAATTATTTTCCTGCAAAAATCACATCTTATAGAGACCTTTTTGTAAGCAGTCTTTCCCTTTCTGATTTTACATCCACATTTTATGCTGCAAACATAATATTCTTTTCTTGTTGGTATAAATTCCTTTCCGCAAACTTTACATTTTCTTGGAGTTTTATTCCATTCAAAATCACTATTAGGAAAATGATATTCTCTAATTGCTTTTACTTTAAGGTGAAATGCTTTGTGATTTATCGAAGCTTCAGATCGGTTTAATTTTTTTGCTAATTTTTTTACTGGTGTGATAGGATAAAGTTTTTTAAATAAGTTGATTTCTTGATTAGTCCATTTTCTCATTTTTATAATTGCCTCCCGAGATGTATCCTTGCTGCTCTAAAGCTCGGAGTGTCCTTTGGGTACAGCTTAAACTCATTATTTCCCCACCAATGTTTCCAAAGCCAGGAAGTCTGCACTTCCCATATTTATTCCTCCCTAAACTCACTCACCCAGTCAAGAATCTTCTGGAAGTTACTCTCCTTGCCGCTCCCCCAGTTCTGAAGGGGATAAATATTAACTCCCTGGCAGCCCCAAGCAAAAGCAGACTTGAACAAATTTTTAATTTGTTGGAGAGTGAAATCCCTTGTGTGAATTTCATTCATAATTATCGGCTTTCCAGCTTCCATTGATTCTTGCAAGCTCTCCTTTACCCATTCCCTGTGGTGAGAGACTACTTGATAAGCATTACAAATTCCCTTAAATCCTGGTGATAATAGCTCTCCTTGTGCTCCACTCCAAGCCCCAGCGGATATAATTCCACCATGATTTTTTACGTGTTCCACAATTATTTTTACTGTAACAACTACACTGCGTTCTGTAAATTCATTATGGGCGTCAAAGAAAACAGGTAAATCTTTCACAGCATCGAATGTGTCTTGCCAATCAGCTTGATATTCTCTATTAGGATTTCCGGCATCAAATAATTCAACTTCTACAATAATCCCATGATTCAGATAGTCTATGACCTCACTTCTAAAAAACTTTAAATTCTTTCCAGCCAGCACTCTAATGTAGTTTATGTTGGAATTCAGAATAGCTTTCTTTATTTCAGTATACGCATAATTTACTTCACTTTTCGGGCAATCCCCAGACCCAACTGCAATTGCCTCACGCTTTGATACTCCGTACAGTTTCGTGGCTCTCCCGTTCACATAGAATTTCCCGTCTTTTACTTCGAGGGATTTGATTGCCTTACTGGCAGGTGGTTCGGGGTCTGGCTGTGGCTGTGGATTAGGCCTGTTCTTCATGCACTCGTCATATTTCTGTTTCCATTCCGCAATTTCGTAATCCCAACCTTGTTTTAACAGTTGTTCTCTCGCTACAATTATCCGATTGCAGTCCTCCTGTGCCTTCTTTACCTCTCTCGCAATCTCTTCTGTGCAATCCTTTTGTTTGCAAAACCATTTACAAAATATGTTCATCTCTCACCTCTTTCTTCTGATTTATGATGTTTTATTTTACCGTAATAAAATCCTGTCTTGGGACACCAGATATTGCCCTTAAAAAAGCCCCCTGAACATTTATTGCAATCCTTTGGCAATATTAATATTCGGATATTTTCATTTGATAATTCCATCCCTTACTCCTTTGGGCTGGTTCATGGTAGCTGACATATAAATAATCGGTGACCGATACCAATATAGTTACCAATCAGCCAGCCCGTTATTTTCATTTTTTCTTCCTCGTAATCCCTATTCTTCTTCGGAATTGTAAGAATTCTGTTACTCCTATAATTCCCCTAACTATTAATTGTGCAATCCCTGCAAGCCCTCCAAATATAAACACATACATAAAGTCCTCGAAATTATTAACAAACCGCTTGCCTCCCCTTCTTGAAGTTTTGCTCAACCAGATTGCACAGAACAGATTGAATCCGAAATATATAACAAGTATTACAATCAGCCACCAGGTCATCACTCCTCCTCATAAATTTCAAAGCCTATCTCAAAATTTAATATAGTTATAGATGCCCACCGAGGACTAAAGTCTTTTCCACCAAAACCCCAAACAACATATAAAAAATCTATCCCACCTGATTTCTTATGGATTCTTTCCCAATGTTGTTTAAATATTAATTTTATCTTTCCCATTCATTCCTCCTCCTCTGGATACTCCCCAGTATAAATAAAATCTTCAGAATCACCACCGCCCCTGTTTACCCCGAAGTCAGCATTCTCATAGGGGTTAATCCTATTCTCCTGGCATACCTTAACCCACTCTTCCCAGCTACGGATTTTATGTTTTTTGTATATTCGGTTCATCTATTCCTCCTCGCTATTCCTAATGTAGCCTTATTTTTTGTTTCATATTGATATACTCTTACACTCACACCTTCCTTCCTTAAACCACCTATCCTTCTTAATGCAGAACACAATAAGCCCATTTCAGATCGCCAGCTTTTCTCGTGTTGATATTCGGCGTTTTTTATTAATTTTGAATGACTACGTTTGTCTTTATATTCCAATAACCCCCACTTTTCGGGCAATTCATTAAGGCTAATCACACCCTGAGGAACTAAATAATACCTAAAATCCCCCATTCCTATCCATTGCCTTGAGATTTTTTTCTTATCAGAAAGAAAGTCTTGATGTGATGTTTTGCATTCTATTAATGTAGTAGATTGGCCACCCCCCCATCCAATTGCATCAGGTATTTCGCTTCCACCCATCATTTCAGTAATCACTATTGAATGAGCCTTAAACAGCCATTTTCTTGCTGATTCAATTAGATCATCATGAGTTATTCTACTCATCTAATCCTCCTCTTTATCTGGCACTGCTACATAGCCACAGCCATCACAGCTTTTACACTCCTCAAATCCTGCAGCAGTTGTAGACTTACCTGAAGTCTGAGTATAGAAACCCTTAACTACAATGCCAGTCCCATTGCAAACTGGACAGCGCTCTGCATGGTGCGTCCTTTTCCACATCTAATTCTCCTCACTCGGTCCAACAATTACCTCGCTCGGCATATCCTTCGTAATCAATTTCGTCCGCTTATTCATCCGTTCCTCGAAATCATCCATTCCCCAAATTACATGCTCTATCATTGCATTTAGGTTTGGATTACGTTTCTCAAAAACATCAAATCGTTCCAGGATTTCGACCTGTTCAGCCTTCAAGTCATCGTAGAACCTGGCCTTCATAATGTGATATGTGATAAAAGACCAAAATAGGGCTCCAATCATAAAACCGAAGAAAATAGCAATTGAATATTTGAATATTTTCTCATCTCTTAGCATTTTTTATACTCCCATTATAATTTTCCCATTTCACACTTTTAAAGATCGCTTTATGATTGACCCATCTGGCAAAATCTTTCTGGTATCTATCGAATTTGTCATAAGGCATCACAAATGGATCAATCCCTAAGCCTTGTAATTCTTCTATGCGATATAAATCCTCTTCTTGTGTTGTGTTATATCCGATCAGCACATAAAACATGGATTTTCTTCTCAAATTATGATGATACAAGATTGAAATCCCCCGCCTTACAAACGGTTCTGTTTCCATAAGATCCCATGCGAAATGGATTCGTTTCCATAGGCGGACTTTTGATAATAACTGAGCCTGATTGTCAGTCAAATATCTGATGTCCAAGCCTTGATCGAAATCAGTCTCAATCTTATTTTCTATCAATTGATTAAGAATCAAACTGAAATGATCCTCATCAGTATTGAGAGAATTATCCAACAATCTGATCCTGTCTTGTCCATTCCAAAATTGACGGATATCGCAGACAGCCCGCCATTTGCCCTCTTTTCTTGGGACAATGCAGAACGGGCAATTCCGATCACAGCCCCTTGAAGTAAATCCCATTGCATAATCGCAATTATAAAGCGAATAGTCTGGCATAAGGCTCTCCATGTTCTCATCAAGCTCTGTTTTTAGGGAATAGCCTGATCCCCCTATGACCGCCCTGTCTGGCAACATTGGTTTCTCTGTATAATCGAATATTTTTGAGGCGAAAATTTCATTGAATTGATCAGCAAAAAGAGATGATGTTAATTCCACTTTATCACCTTGAGCCTTAAAATATGCAGATATTTTCATGAGTGCCAAATTCGGTATTTTAGAATCAACATCAATCAATCCAATCTTCAATCCTCATCCTCCAAAAAGCCTTATCGCAGCCTTGATGGCATGCCATAATCCCACAAACCAGATAGTGCAGAATATGACTAATCCTATCGCTAGCCAGGATGCCGAATAATAGGATTTTGGTTTGTCTGATTTATTCATTTTAAACTCCTCTTATAGAACCCCTTGTCTCAATCTATCTTCAGCAATCTTGCAATATTCAGAATTTATTTCTATGCCGATAAAATTGCGATGATATAACTTACATGCTTCTATTGTTGGTCCAGATCCTAAAAAAGGATCTAAAATTATGTCATTTTTGTTACTACTTGCTAAAACAATCTGTTTAATTAAATTTAATGGTTTCTGTGTTGGATGAATTCTTTTATCTTTTTTGAAATTAGATTGCGGACAAGGAAACCTCCAAACATCATTTGAATTTTTAGCCCCATAATCTGAAAAGTTATAAACATTATGATTAGATTTTTTCCCTTTAGTTGAATAAATACATGGTTGCCAAGTAAAAGTATATCTATCTCTAGATTTTAATTTGGCAGGAAAATTTGGGGCATACCATGCACAAATATTCTTAACAGTAAAGTATTTTTCTATTCGTGGTTGAATGTTAAATAATTTTAAACTAGAATAAAAACAATAAAATGCACTACCATCTTTTAATAATCTATAAACCTCTGGAATCCACCCTGCAGGTTCGATATCCCATTCTGCTTTTTTTACTTCATATGGAGGATCAGCTATCACTAAATCTACACACCCATCAGGCATCTTTTTCATTATATCAAGACAATCTCCGCATATTATCTTATTCACAAAATCATCTGGATATTTCATCCCCTTAAATTCCCCTCAAATAAGCTCAACTGCTCATCATTCTTCGAGTATTCTGGATAGGCTTCCTGAAGATTCTTGATATCAGTCCATAACGGATATATCTTCTTCTTCAGATATTTTATAGCATCATCATAATCGCTCTGGTTACTTGAAATATAATACCCATGTTCACAGGAGCAAATCTCTGGAATTGTCTTGACTATTCTGCGCAGCATGCGATCTGTCAGGTTGACGTTATATACATACAGAAGGATTTTCCGCAGTCGTTCCCGGGCAATAGCATTCTGCTTGCCCTGATGGTCTTTCATGACAGTTTCGATATAGATGTTAGGACTCATTTAGGTTTCCTTGACTTTTAATTCTTTTGGGCAATATTTTCCATAAAGTGAATAATAAGAATTATCATCTAATCCCTCTATTAGTTTTCTATGATATTTATATGCTTCTTTCCACGTTTTGTGCTTTTTTATAACGATAAAATCGCTGACATCTTTTCTAGGGTCTCCCCATTCTGCTCTCTCATAGCAACTTTTTTGAACATAAACTTTCTCCATAAGATGATGCCTGTTAAGAGCATCTCCAAAACAAATTGCCGTACTTCTTTCTTTTCCCATAAATATAGTACTAATTAAAATTACAGGCCTTAAAAATGTATCAGGTGCAAATCCACTTAATAAATTTCTTGCATTATAGTTTTTATTCATCTAATCCTCCTCTTTATCCGGTAAAAGTTTATTAAAAAATTCACCTGAATAAAGTTTTGGTAAAATCGCCTCTCCCAGGCTTTCGTATTTTCCATTCGGTAAGACTCTTGAAAAATAACTGAGAAAGATGTTTTCAAAAGGAATCAAACCAAATTCAACAAGATTAATATTCGCTTTTACCCAGTCAAAAATATGTCTCCATGCAACTTTCTTGGCCTGTTTCATCCTATATTCACTATTCCAAGATGGCTTTCCATATTTCTGAAGCCACTCATAAATACCTTTTATCGCTATCACAAAATGAATGGGGACTATAACGCCCTCTTTTATGTTTTCCAAACTAATCTTTTGTTCTTTCTTGGTTCTCACAGGAGCTTTTCCCTTAATTTTAAAATCACCACTTTCCTGTTTAGGTGTTGCTTTGTTGCCAAAACCACCAATATTGAAGCCAAGAGAAATATTCCCAATCCCACGATTGCCCCTGATATTTGGTGGAATACTTCCTTTTGGGGGAATAGCTCGCAATTTAATCCTCCTCATTAATTGATGCGATCCACGGCCACAAGGATGCCATTTACCTGCTCCAAGAGTTTACGCATATTTTTGACAGCTTCTTCTTGCATCGCATTCTGTGGTACATTTTGTAGAATTTTTTTAAGCTGTAATTTCTGCTGGCGCAATACTTCAACACTGCGTTCAAGGTCTTCAAATGCCTCTCCATCCATCAAGGATGATAATATTTCAAGGTTTCCATATTTTGTTTTCCTCATCTAATCCTCTCTAAAGTGGCGGTTCATATTTACAATCCACATAATCCTTCCATCTGTTTTTCATTAGAAATGTCGCTGGATTCAAAACTTCCTGGTCAAAATTGTCTCTTACTTTACGCATTTTCAGATAGTCTATATATCCATTGAATGCTTTGATGATATCCTTCGATAATCCTTGTCGCATAAGTATCATGAATTTTTCTTTTGCATAATCTTTCGCCACTTTCTTTGGATATGCTTCCCAAAAATCATTAAAGAGTTGGTTAAAATTATTTTTGTTTTGAGCTATTCTTTTATCTACTTTATTATTATTTACTGTATTATTATTTAATATAGCGTCCTTATCATCGGCCATAGTGTCCGTTTTTTCGGACATTTCTGATTCTAATCGTCTTTTATGTCTTTCACTAAACTGATATTTTTCCCATGTCGTAATGTATAAAGTTCCATTTTTATTTTTTGTTAATTTTCCACATTTAATAAATTTATTAATAGCATCTTTTAATTGGTTTTCTGGAATAATAAGCATTCCTGCAAGTTGCTGTAATGGATATGATGTTTCTTCATTTGCTCTTATATGGCCATTATCTTTCGAGGCAAGCGATAGCAAATCAACCCAAATCCCCCTTTCTGCAGGAGTACATTCGATTCTTACAGATCCGAATATCCATTTATCCGGCCACCAGGGAAACCAAAATTTATCAGGCACTCTTTTCTTCATTTATTATCTCCCCTCAATTCTGCCAGCCTCTACTCCCAAAATTAAAAAGGAGAAGAGGGACAAGCAAGGCTGGCAGAACACCTTTAGGCATCTTATCCATAACATTTCCCTCTTCCCCATGCTTTAATTCTCTCCTAATTTCCATTGCTTCCAAAATTCACACAGAAACTTTGTCTCTATGAATTTCTTAGCATAATTATTGACTTTTCCCTTACTCCAATCCTCATGCTTCTTTTGATAAAAGACCTTCATATTATCGTAGAGTTCACGCCATATTGGAGTTCTAGCTTTAATAATCCCTTCAGCAAATTGGAATAAGACTACTTTTATATAATGGTTATAATCAGAATGAGCCGATTTCTTTACCATCCCAGCATAGTGTTTCAGGCTGTCATCTGAATCGAATTGTCTGCCTCCAAGCTCTCCAATAAGTCCAGAGGCTATAAATTCACCAACGCCTTTTATATCTTTCAAGTAATTATTCCAAACTCTGAATTTAGAAACTTTTGACTTTAGGATTTTCTTGATTTCTGCAATCTCTTTCTCCTTACCAGCTATGGAATAATCTGAATGGGATAACAGCTTCTTGACCGTTTTCTTACCGATATTTGTAATTTCGTATTGTTTCTGGAGGGCGAATTTCTTGTTTTTCTCTTGAACCATAACTTTCTTTAAATCCTCGTGCCTGCGAAAGAGTATTTTAATCTCAGCAATGTCGGCGCTTTGCTCTGTGAATATAGAAAAAGGGGCGGGCAAAGAGAGAACAATCTTTTTAGACATTTTACAGATAGCACCGCCCCCTCTTTTATTTTCAGGGAGAGGCAATTTCACCTTAGCACTTTGAGGCATAATGATCATAGCACTCTCCCTTTCCTTCATATAAAAATCATATATCAGTTTCGCATCATTCTCATCAGTCTTTTCTATTCCCAGCGATTCCCGATAATCATGAACTTTTTTGCCAGGAACTTGCAGGACTTGAAAGCCAGCTCTGTATGCCATGATTTTATAGCTGTCTGCACCACCGAACTCGAACAGTAAAATGGGGGCGGGCAATCCTGGCCTAGCACCAACTTTAGGCACGATTATTGTAGCACCGCCCCCTTTTATGCTTTCTAAAAACTTATCAAATTCACTTATGGTATTAGCAATTTTCTTGATCTTTTTGCCGTCATAGATAGCCAGGTCTTTCCTTGTAGCCCAGTCAATAGCATAAACTTTCATAATGGTTTCCTCTTTTTTACTCATACTCTCTTTTCACTCCCACCCTGTTTTGGGGATAGCCATTCCATGACTTCAAGATTACATAATTCTTTCACATCCCCGCAGCCCGCACAGACAGTCTTTGTGCCAAAGACATAATGCTTGGTATAGCCATCGCATTTCATACATCTTGCCATTACTGTGTTTTGAGCCATCTCTTACTCCTTGATTTTTATTCCTGCTTCCCTTAGCATTTTCTCAATCAGTTCATTTCTCAGTTCATCTTTATCTTTCCACTCCTGGCTGATTCTTGATTAATTTTTTAATTGCCTCCAATAATTCCTCGTGGTCATCCTCTACGGCTCTACCGACATATAACAAAGCCAAGTTATGCCAATGATTAAT